GCAATTTCATGGTTCAAAGTTATAAAAAGTGGGCTTGACGTAACAACAGAGTTTGGGCAAAGCATCAGGGTTCTGACATCCGGGCTTGAAGGGCTTGCTGCCGTATGGCAGAACATAAAAGGATTTGCACACTATATTTTTACAGGCGATATCAATCAGGATGCAATTGAAAGTGTCAAAAAAATTGATGAGATAGGAAAATCAAAAAAGATAGGGAGATATGATCCTGAATTTATAGCACAGCAAAAAAGAGCTGCAGAGCAAAATAAAGGAGTAATGCCTGCTCAAGTAAATGCGAAACAGCCTTCTATTGACTCTATGATGAAGAGTCTTAATAGCGGAAATATGAACGACATGATGTCTGCTGACATGATCGAAAATATGAATATGTCACAAATAGGGACTAAAAACGCTGCTATGATGCCAGCAATGCCAATCCAACCAAAAGCTGGAAAAATAGAAATTAACTATAACCCATCTTTAACCATCAATGGTGGTGGTTCAGAAAAGAGTAAAGAAGAATTCAAAAAACAACTTAAAGAGCATAAAAGAGAGATTGTTCGATTGGTTGATGATGCTTTTAAAAGAAAAGCACAACTTGCATATTAAAGGATTATTATGAAAAAGCTATACTGCAAACTTGGTGATATAAAATTCGACTTCTTAAACAGTCCGATAAGTAATGAAACAGAGGAGGTTCACACTTTCGCTGAAATAAAACCTGCTTATGGACTTCCGTTTCTTCAGGACAGAGGAGAGGAGCTTACATCAAAAAAACTTTCTTTTCATTTTCACAGAAAGTTTACGAATCCCGAGGAGATGTATGAAAAGCTTAAAACGGCAAGAATTTCAGCTGAAGCACTTCCTCTTGTTTATGCTTCTGGTCGTTATGACGGGGATTTTGTCATAGAGTCAATGTCAAAAGTCAGCGCAGTTGAAGATTCACTAGGAAATATCATTTCTATTGATGTTAATGTTAGTCTGAAAGCTTCAACAGATAAAAACGAACAGGAATCTAAAAAAAACAGTGGTGGGAAAACGTTCAAAAAAGATCCTGCAGAAAGCGGTGGTGATTATCAAACTTCAACCGCTAATGAAATCGTGAGGGTATAGAGTGACAGAGTATTGGAAACACCAGATTGTAGAGGGCGACAGGGTCGATCTTATTGCTCACGTCTACTACAATGATGCTGCGAAAATTGAATTGATATTTGAAACAAATCCAGAGTTGCCATTCAGGAATGATCTTACTGGTTTTGTTGGCAAAGAGATTTATATTCCTGTCGAAACACCAGAGACAATAATTACAAAAAGTGATGGACTAAAAACTTTGATCTGGAGAAAAAAATGAAGCAAATAAAAAAACCATTATTCAAGGTTATCTATGCCGAAACTGATATTACAAAGGATATTACAGACAGTGTTGAAAGTATAACATACACAGATCATCAACATGGATCTGCGGATGATGTACAGATTGTGATTGCAGATTCCTTGCATATCTGGCGTGATGAGATTGTGCCTGTTGGTGGAGAACTGTTTCAAATATTTATCGGATTTACAGAGCAGGATCTGCTTGATCTTGGCACTTTTGAAGTGGATGTTCCTGAGTACGGACTTACAGACCATAAACTCACTTTAAACGGTTCTTCAACAAGCATTAAAAAGGCATTAAAAGAGAACTCTGTTGAAAAGTATAATGACAAAACATTAAAAGAGATTGTGGAGCATATTGCATCAAAATATGGAATGACTGTTGCTGGAAATATCGAGTCAATAAAGTTTGAAAGAAAAACTCAAAACAGCAGTGATCTTGAATTTCTCAGAGAGCTGGCAGAAGACTATGGATATCTTCTCAAGGTACTAGACAGCACTATTTGCTTTGTGCCATATGCGGATATTGACAACGGCTCTATTGAAGTTGAACTTAAGGCAGAAGACCTCCTTGATGGCAGTTCTCTGAGAAACAATGAGAATAAAGTCTATAAAAGCGCAGAAGTAAGTTACCACAGACATGGAAAGCTCAATAAAATAGTTGTTGATTCTGACACAGAAGTTCAAACGGATAATATACTCAAAATAAAGAAAAGGTGCGAAAATAAAGAACAGGCTAAAATCATGGCAAAAGCACATCTGTGGAGAGTTAACAGAGAGCTGATAAGTGGACGGTTCAGTGTCGCATTAAAACCCGATATGATTTCTGGAATTACAGGCAAACTGGTCAATGCCGGCAAACTTTCAGGATCATATCAAATAAAAGAGCTTGTTCACTCTATCTCCAGGGATGGTAGCACAACTGATATGGAGGTTTACCGTGCTAAAAGCTGAAGGATTTATAACTGAAATTGATGATAAAAAGAAGCTTGTGAAAGTGTGCTTTCCTCAGCATGATGACGTTGAAAGTGACTGGCTCCAAACGCTCAGTATTGGAGGAGGGAAAAGCTACTTCAATTATGACATAGACACTTATGTTGCGTGTATCATGGATGCTCGTCTTGAAGATGGATGGGTTCTTGGAACGCTTGAGTCTGAAGATGCAGATTTCTTAGAAACAGGAAAGGATATCTATGTCAGAGAGTTTTCAGATGGAACTGTTATAAAGTACGATCGCTCTGCCAGTAAAATGGAAATTGAATGTAAGGGAGATGTGTCTGTAAATGCAGCAGGAAAAGCGGTTATAAAAGCGGCAACCATTGAACTTGATGGAGGAGCTGGAGCACAGCAGGGAGTTCTTCATGCATTTAGTTTCTGTCCTGTTTTGAATGTATGTCATATGCAGCCATCGCAAACCGTAAAAATTAGCTTATAGAGGAAGTAATGTCAGCACAATTAGCAATATTTATTGAAGGAAAACTAGCAGCAGCAGGAATGTTTGAACCAACATCCGGACAAGGGACAAAATTTGCCTTGGCACTTGCAGAAGCTATTGATGAGCATATCGACCTGAAAGTTACTGCAATAGTTAATGCTCATACTCATATTTGTGCTGCGCCTGGCTCTCCCTCTGCATTGCCTCTACCAATAATTATAAAAGGAGTATAGAAAATGAGCTGGAATAATATAAAGCTTGATTCTGCTTTAGGTAAAACTACAACTGCTGCCAGTAAAACTATAGCTGAACTAAGTTCTGAGCTGGGTAAATTGTCAAACATAAAGAGTATTGTGCAAGAACAGATTTCAAAAGCCGAAGCCGTTGTTGCTGGTTTAAAACAGGATTTGAACCAGCTTGGTAGCAGTGGGTTTTATTCAATAATGTTATCTGCGGATCAGGGACGTTGGTCATCAAGACTTATGAATGCAGACCGTGCCCCTGAAAACTCTCCGGCTTCCTATTCAGCAGCTTTTATAATGCTAGGAGTAGCACCTTCATTGTCTCCAATTCAAAGTGCCGTTGATAGTGTGAAAGAGAGCTTATCTAAACCTCTGAGCATCCCAACTGTAAAAGCTCCACCACTTTCATTTTCTATGCCGACTGAGGATGAAATGAAAATATTTGATGAAGATGTGTGGAATGCATTGTCTTTGAAGGATATTCTTCCGGGAAGCTTTAAAACAGCCGAAGCAGCACTAAATGCAGCGCAGGCAACACTTGATCAGCTTCAAAACACTATGAAGGGAATTACTGAAAAAGAAAATGTCTTTAAAGGGGCTTTAAGCAGTGCTGAATCAGTGTTGAATAAACTTGGAAATATTGGTGCATACACTCTCTGGCTTCCTCCTGCAAAAGGAGGCTGGCTCGACAGAATGCAAAATGAAATTGATGCACCACCAGATTCTGAGGCGTATTACTGCGGAGGCAATGCTGTTGTTGTGATTGCAAGTACATTTTTAGAGGTTCAAGGTCTATATGGCAAACTGCAGGATGCAATATGAACATAGATGATATCAAAGAACACTTCTGGGTAAGAGATGTTAATAATCCAGATAATATTCTTACAGAAGACGATGCTGTAAATCAGTGCATTGACCTTGCGCTATTCATTAGAGAGGGAGAACTACAGGGGGAGGTTACAAAGGGATCCAAACTTGAAGAGATTCTTGATAGACCTCTGCAAGATGCAATTCCCGATCTTGTGAAAGAAACCAAAAGAGTACTCAAAAAGCATGTGACTTTTATAGATGTAATAAAGGTAAAAACAGTAATTGAAGGCAGCACCATTATTGTAACAATTGAATATAATTTTGAAGGAACTCTGTATAAAAGGGAGATAAGCTTTGAATAAAGTACAAGAACCAAACTTTATAGAAAGAGATTACGAAGCGATCAAACAAAGAATGATCTCAAGCTATGAAACTAAAATAGAGAGAACTCTTCCAGACACGGATCCAGACAGATTAATTATTGAAGTGGTTGCTTATGATATCTACCTGCTAAGAATCGGGGTTCAAGATGCAGCAAAACAGAACCTTCTAAAATATGCCAGGTTCCCAATGTTAGACCACATTGGAGATTTGAAAAAAACACCAAGAATTGGAGACAATGAAACTGATGATGCCTATCGTGATCGAGTCTACAAAGCCCCTGAAAAATTCTCCACATGCGGCACTGAGGGAGGTTATATAGAGCACGTAAAAGCAGTGAGTGAAAGTATCATAGATGTATCTGTTTTTTCTGTTCCAAAGTCAGGAGTAGCAGACATTTATGTACTCACAAAAGACAAGTGGACGGAAGAACTATTACTAGAAGAACAGGGAAAACCGGAAGCCGACAAAACAAAAATTGAAGGTGTTAATCTTGAAGTTATAATGCAAAAAATGATTGAAGATGTTCTTTATGCCTGCAATGATAAGACAGTAAGACCTTTGACTGAGCAGGTCAATGTGTTTTTCCCTGAGAAAGTTGAGTTCGATATCTCAGCGAATATAACTCTGTACAAAGATGCTCCACCAGATATGAAGCAACTCATTCAAAAATTAGAAACCGATCTGCAGACATACATAAGCAAACTTTCAAGCAAGCTCGATGGAGGAATTGTACGAAGTCAAATAATAGAGGTTCTCCAACAGGACGGTGTATTTCAAGTTGATCTAATAGTACCTGTTGATTACCTGCTTAATCATAGACAATTTGCAATATGTAACAGTATTACACTCAATCATATAGGGGTAGAAGATGTTTAAACTTCCACCGCTGTTAAAAAGCTATAAAAATCTTTATGAGGTTGTGCAAGAAGAACTGGCATTGATTGACAGGACATTGCTTTTATTTTATTTTGTTGATGCTACATCTCCAGAAACACTTCCTTATCTGGCAAAAGACTTGAATGTTAATAGTATAGAATGGAGTCTTGCAGATACTGAAGAAAAACGCAAAATGATGCTCAAGGAGTCGTTTCTGCTGCATCAAAAAAAGGGAACGGTCTGGGCGCTCGAAAGAGTTCTTGAAATATTGGGGCTTAATGGAAATATTGTTGAATGGTTTGACGCAGGGAAAGATCCGTATACTTTTGCTATAGATCTAATTATTGGAGAAACAGGACTCACAAAATTGACTTTTGACACTATGAGGATTCTCGTAAATGACTATAAGCGAAAGGTGGCAACACCTGAAATCACCACACGAAACACAATTGAAAAAACTGCATATATTGGCGCAGCAATTAGAACCAGCAGGGTTGTGAAGATTCCTGCTACAGATCTGCCACACATGTTTTCAGCAAGCTCAAGCTATACCACACTTGTTAATGAGGCAATAAGAAAAACAGCGGAGCATTCAATTGACTTGGATTATACCGCACCAATTAACGAGGCGACAAGGGAAACAGCGGAACATCAAATCAACGTGGATTATACCACGCCAGTTAACGAGGCAGCAAGGAGTTCCCATGAGCATCTTGTTAGCATCTCTTACACAGTAGAAACGGAGGAAGCATAAAATGAGCCACGGTATATCATATGATACTATCGTATCAATTTACGACAAAAACGGTAAAAAAGAGAAAGAGGTGACACAACAATCATCAACGGAGTTTAAATCTAAGATATACCTGAATGATCAGGAGCATGAATTTGACTCTTTTGTCGCACAATTTTCGAAAATTCTGTACTCTCGATGGTCAGAAAGTGGATGGATGGATATTGCAGGAAGGTTTTATGGTTCCAACTCCCAGATTTATGGGGTTGCGCGAAGCTCAGGACCTCATGTTGGCACAGGTAACACCGCTGTTACAAATGATAACTACAATTTTAATCAGATTGGTTACGGAACCGCAGAGGGTGAATTAAGCCCTGTAGGACTGGCTACTGCAGAGTCCATTGTTGCAACCGCGGACGAAATTAGTTTCGTTGTGAGTCGTGCATTCATGAATCAGACTGAAGCGCCAATAACAGTCAATGAAATAGCTCTCTGTTTCCATGCATATTATAATCTTGTAATGATTGCAAGGGATGTTTTGCCAGAACCCACAATTATTAACCCACTTAATCAGATAAATATCAAATACAAACTATCAACATCCTTCACAGCCGATGGCGGATTAACTAAGAACTTTCTCCTCAGTCTGTTCGAAATGTTTGGAGATCCAGGTTTTCAAACACTATATTTTCAAGGGTATCGAAAAGGCGTCGCCAACATTGAAGACGATACCAAAGGAATCACCGTTGGAAGTGGAGCTAACCCATTCACACCAGATGACACCGCCCTCCACCAAAAAATTGATCATGGTAATGGAGTTGGGCAGCTTCAATATGGCGATGGGCTGCATGCAAACTCTCTGCACAAAGCGCCTTATATAGTAGGAAATATTTGTCAAATGGATTTGGGACGTCGATTTCTCAATGAATCAGATGCGCCCATAGATGTGAAAGAAATTGGACTTACAGTGAAAGATATATCTGTTTCCAGATTGATGCTTAGGACACTTGTTGATGTTACAGTTGATCCCGGAAAAATTCTTGATGTAAGATTGCGGTTCAAGACATCCACGGAGGATATAGAGGCATGAGAACAATAATAACAGACATTGGCATTGCAGCATTTGCTCAGGCTCAGGCAAATAGCATTAATGTCACAATTACTCACATGGCTGCAGGAGATCTCAGCTCTGATGAATATATGAATTTCACTCTGTACGATGGCGCAGAAACAGCTCTGAGCGATGAAAAATCAAGAGTTGAAGTGAACAGAGTTTTCATTGATCCTGAAGACAATGCTCAAGTGATTTTTGAGGCTATTGTATCATCTGTAGCAACAGGATTTTATCTGCGGGAGGTAGGGCTTTTTGATGACACTGGCAACCTAATTGCAATATCAAAACATCCTGAAACATATGTTCCTCCTGTTGATGCAGGTGTAAGTGTTGATAACATTATTCAGTTATACATCAAGCTTGAGAATGCTGAAAATGTTAATGTTGCAGTCAACCTCTCTGCAGCTCTTGCGACACAGGAGTATGTGCTGCAGATGCTTCTTGGACAGGCTGCATCTGCAGGGATTAGAGATTTGAAACTTAGTGAAGAAATGGTACTTTTGAAAACCAAAATATAGGAGAAGAATCAGATGAATGAATACGCACAGGCACTCACAGCAATCAACAATCTTATTGTGGTAATGCAATCGCAAACATTAAACACTCAGACAATGTTTTTTTCAGATACACCCCAAGACATTAATCTCAAAAAAATTGATGAGAGTGGAGATGTCATTGAGGTTGCAATACCCAACCTCGCAAAAATGACAGCGAATTTTGTAAGCGATACCGAGCTGAACAGTCGCCTTACAGAAATGCATATGATAATTGGTAATAGAGCGCCGATGGATCATAGTCATGATGGACGATACTATACTGAAAGTGAGGTTGATACAAAGCTTGACGAAAAAGCAGATGTTTCACACAGTCATGATGATTGTGTTAAAAAAGGAGATAGTATCTATCCAGAAGGTACAAATGAGCTGAATGTAGGTTATGATAGTCATCGATTTGATCAAGGCTACATAAATATGCTCTGGTGTCGCGAAAAAGTTACGACAGGGAAAGTCATCTTGCCAGATAGAGACGGTGTTGCGTCAACTATTGAGGGCGATATTGTTATGCAAGATGGTGGTGGCATTTATATAAGGGGAATGAATGGGAGTCTTGATACACTTGGAAAATTAACGGTTAATCCTGAAAATCGTGTTGTTGTGTGGGAGCCAATAAGTTAA